AAGCCGGTGCTTGGGTGGGTTGCATAGCAAAGACTATGACATCTGATAGCCGTAGTGGAGTCTTAGTGTCTTCGCCTAATTTCCAGCGCAGTAGGTACTGCATGGAATACTTTGATCGCCCCTCTGCCGCTTCACGCGCAACCATTTCTTCTTTGTTAAACCGCTCTGGCCATGCAAGTTCGCCTTCTTCCATGTCAGCGTACATATCTCCGAGTGGGCAAGAAACGCCTTCTGTTCCTGGGTGACTTACTGGCCACGCTTTCATGGCGTAACCGCCGAGCATGAGTGATTCGTATACCGTTTCCTCGTGATGGGGCGTTCCTAAATATATAATGTCGCCGCCAGGTATTAAAATGTTCTCGAACTCCGCAACCTGATCTTTTAAACGCCGGCGCATATCCATTGTAAGTGTGTTTTCCGAAGTTTCAATATCGTCGCCAATGACGCAAGTTGAGCGCGAGCCTGTAATCTGACCGGTGATGCCGTAGGCGCAGAACGACGGCGTTCTATCTGGCTCAGTTCCTGCCACGTCAAACATGAGTGCTGAATCTCGCGCTCCAGTTGCTCGATCTGGAACGAGGTGCTGCAAGAATCGTGCTTGCCCTAGCCACTTTCGTGCGAGGTATAACGACTCCTTCGCTGCTCGCTCTGACTTTGACACATAGGTAATGCGTTCTGTGCTTGCGTTTGTGAACAACCGCCAAAGGCAATATGCAATAGTGATCCATGTCTTTGCCGCGCCACGCCACGCCAGCACTCCGCGTCGCCTTGCACCAGTTTGTAGGTACTTGGCAATTTCGATGTGATGGCGTGGGATGGATGGCATCCCAATTTCGATCCAGAGTTGTTCTAGAAAGAATGGGAAGTCGGTTGCTAGTTTCTGAAGATACTCCTGCGTTTTGTCATTCATTTACTTTGACTATTTTATGATTAAGGGCCAATTAAATTTATTGGATTGGACAATGGTTCTAGCCTGTCTATTTCACTTTCGCCAAAATTAAACGGAGTTAGGCTATCTCCTGCTTTAGCTGCACCAGTATTGATAGACACAAAACTACTTTGCGTATTTCCACCATCTCTAACCGAGTTATTATTTGATTGGCCTCCAATTTGTTGAGTTGCGGCAGCAGAACGATATGGATTGCTTGCTGGATAACCAGACTTCTTTCCACTGCTTTTTTCTTTTCTCTTTTGCTTTGCCATGTGATTCCTTATTTTAATCTAAAGTGATTAGCTGCATTTTTGGAACTTTTATGCTAAGTTTATTGATTTTGTGAACCCTTAGTTCTATTAGTATGTCTACTAACTGCTCGTAAATTTCTAGAAGAATTTGAACCGCCGTTTTTAATAGATGTTTTATGATCAACCTCGCGCGGATCACCTACCTTTAATCCTAATTTGCGCCTGGCTTGATTTCTGTCGCTCCGGTTGGCTATTTGCTCTGGCGTGCCTTGGTAGTCCCTGTATTCTTTAGCGTAATCTCTTGCCATTATTCTTCTGCCTTTATTAAAAGTTGTGCTTCCCATTGCCTTCCGCGCTTTCGGTGTGAAGGATCGCGGATTAAATCTATAATTATCATTGCTGCACCCCACTGCGAAGTGTCGCGCCGACTCATCCACTTTGGTTGTGTCGGGCCACACGTTCCAACATTGGTATACCAATATGGTAATGGGATACTCTTGGTGCGCCGACATTGTGTTGGCGGTTGTGGTCTATGAGTGTGACCGCGCACGAATAATCTGTGAGCTTCGCCACCGGTGAAGTTAAAGAACTGTAGTGCTTCTAATTCATCGGAGTTCTGGCCGGTATCAAAGCCATGTGTTAGCACTACTGGGCCAATTTCAACGCAACCTAATTTGTCTTTGCGGTAGGGAGTCCAATGCCACTTCTTAGATTCGCCGGCAAATGGCTCTGTGTGCAGAAAGTCCGTAACGTCGCGCAATGCCCTGGGTATTCGGCGCGGGTCTTGCGATATTAGGTTGTCGTCATGGTTGCCCATGATGATTGCATTGTGAGTTTTAGTTGGTAGTGCCTTGCGAATTGATGCTAGAAACGCTGCGGCGTGTCTGTACTCGTCTAGGAGCGTGTGATCCGATTCGTTTGGGTGAACTGATGCCGCTGCTGCTTCAAAAATGTCACCTAAATGAACAAAATGCGTGATTCCTTTGGTTTTGGTGAGTGTTTCGAGTATCCATTTGTGTGTTGGCGGTGGAGTAAACGGTGAATGTGTGCAACTTATAGCTGCTATTCGCGTCATTTAATCCCCTTGTTAGATTGCTTCCTTAATATCCTGCTTTGGTCTGAATTTAAGGCCGCGCATACTCATTTCGCTTACCAAATCGTTGAGTGGTGAATCGACTGTTTTAATTGCGTTGATGCCGTTGTCCTTTAGAAAGTTACGAACGGCGTTAAAATCTGCCGCTGTCGCCATAATCATTTTGGTTGAGCCGTCTGGTGCTATTGTTTCTCTACCATTCTGCAATACTTCTAGCATTCGTGCTGCCAATAGCCTGTGAAGAACATCACCTTCATTATTATTCAATTTGATTCCTATTTATATGGTTTTTGTTGATTTTCGCGGCGTTGATAATCTGCTCCTAGCGGAATAAACCCGCCTGGAGAGGATGGAACTGCTTTGCCATATGCCCAATTTGCAAGGCGTAGTTCTAGTAAATTTTGAAGCGGAAGACTGCGTTGAAGCATCATCTTTTCAGATTTGGTTTGCCCATTGTTCAAAGAATTGTAACCGCCTTCTAATAAATCTCTTGTTATTCCACCAGTAGGGCCAAGTGAAGCCCCAATCATGTTTAGGAACTTAGCGTTTCCGGCATCGGCGCGATCACGCATTGCCGCGCCACTTGCTCCACCCACATATTGAACGCCTAGCATTTGAGCCGGTCCTACTCCACCGGCTTCTAGCAAGCCTAATCCGCGCTGCATGATTCCCAAAGTTCCAGCGGTTGCTATGCCGTTATAAATAGCTCCAGCCGGATTTGATTTAAGCTGCTCAACGCTGTCTGAAAAACTTTGCTGACCAGATAGGTCGCGTTGCGCTGATCCAACCAACCAGCCACCAATAACGTGAGAGGCGTACCACCCACTACTTAAATGAGCCGGCATTTGTGACATTGGGCGCAAGCGTTGCGATGAATACGCCGAAAGAAATGCCTGGAATTGATTTAAGATACGAAGCGCGGGGTATTTATCTTCATACATCGGTCTATTCATAACGCCCGGCGAGATATTATAGTAATGTCTTGCTGCGCTCTGTATTCCTTCGTTTATTCGTTGAAACACTTCCGGCTTGCTAATTGCGCCATCAGCAAAATCCATATAAATTGGGCGCAAGTCGTTTACAAAAGAATCACGGCTCGATGCAATCGCCGGCTCATCTTTGCTAAAGTATTTGCCACGCTGGTGCATTTCAGTCACTACATATTCAACATTTGAAGCATTGATTCCAAGCTTAGATAAGCGACCAATCGAATATGGAGTAAGTCCAAGTTTGGATGCCTCTAATCGTATGGCAGCTTCAGTTGCTCCAGGCCCAGCGGCAGTTATTGCGCTAAATAATTTACGCGCTCCGTTTGCTGCGTCATGCCAAGCTAATAGTGCAGAAGAATTTCTTGTGAATGCGTTTAGGTGGTCTAGTCCTGTCCAGCGAAGTAGTCGCTTTGTCGATCCATCCAAAAACCAATCTACTGCTTCTGTTGCATTCTGTACCGCTCCATGACCAAATCCACGACCAACATCACGCATTGGACGCTTTGATTTCATTGTCAACATATCGCCGAACATAGCCATTCCCTCAAGTGCCGCCCTTCGCTGAATCTTTGGAAGCGTTTCAATAAAAGGAATAAAGCTCATAAGCGAGTATCCCAATCGCGAAACATTGCCAGGACGCATATTTTCCATTGCAAGAGTGTTTGCATCTAGCAAGTTTGGGATAGCCATAGAGCCGCCCTTTATGACCATAACCATACGCTGTACGTTTCTAGATACCCACGGTTGAACATCTCCGCGTTCGATATTATCTACGAAATGCGTCTGGCCAATAAGTGATTTAAGCTTGGCTTCGATTGGCACAAGTTGCTTTTGAATTATTTCTCGATTAAAGCCAGCAGACACTTTTGGATTTGCTGTGAGTCTTGATCCTAAAGATTCCCACGCACTTCTAAAGTCTGAAATTCCTTGAAGAAGCTCTTGTGAGTTTGTAGGCTTTCGTAATAGCTTTGTTTTCGGATCACGATATAACAATCCAACGCTGCGATTATTTTGCAACGCTTGAGAAACTGATATTTCACCATCAATCTGTGCGGAATATCTACGCAGAACAGATTCCATATTGTTTTCTACAAATGGCATTAGTTCTTCAACTAATCCACCAAAGAATACGCGGCGTTTCAAATTGTCTGGAGTAGATACGGCCGTGCTAATTGCATTGCGTTCTTTCTTGCCGGCTTGCAAACCATTCTCGCCTAACATTCCATCTATAGAGCGATCAGCTGCTTCATTCCATATTACGCGCTGAACGCCCTGATACTCGGCGTGTAGTTCTGGGCTTAATTTAAGTAAGCCCTTGGGGTCTGGAAGAAAATCTAGTTCTTGTGATTCCAAAGCATTCTTAAATTGAACAACATTCATTTTCACATCCATACCCGTGGTGTCAAACTTAGATTCTTTGGCAAGCCAATTTAGAATGCTTGATCTGCTATCGTTTGTTCGCGCTCCACTAACCGGGTCTTTAACAAATAGTTTCTTTTGGTCTTGCCAAAGTCGAACCATCGCGTCAATGGTTGTTTGGTTGGCGTGTGTTAAAGAATTTTGGTATTCAAACTGCTTGACAAATGCAGCGTGTGCTGCCGTTCGGTTAATTCCAACCTTATCTCGACTAAACATATGCGGCACAAAATAATCACCGGTAAAGGCATCATCCGGAATCATTTTTAGTTTTTTAAGAGTAACGCCGTAGTCTTTCCACCAGCCTTCCAAATTCGCAATTATGCCATTCACGCCTGAGCTAAGTGACGGATCGCCGTCTACTATTGCACCGCTTAAATTCTTGTGAAGTCGTTCGCGCCTATACATTTCAAAAACTGCGGATGTGAGTTCCTGTTGTGTTGGCGCGCGCTTTTCAGTCTTTACAAAATCTCCAATAATTTTATTACGCAATTTCTTTGAAGAATTGTTTCTAAAATTACTTACGTCTTCTGCATTGTGAGAAATTTCGCCGCCAAGCTTTGCGTCTTTACTTGTTAGTTCAGAGGTCGTAAATAGAGTATCAATGAGTTCATTAAATACGCCACCAGCCGCCCGGCGCGCCGCGCCATCTGGCCCAGTCCACGCCGACAACTTTGAATTTACGCCATCCATCAAATTAAACAAATTTAGAAGCGATGGCTGGAATCCAGGCTCTAAGGCTCTGTCCCTTCCCATCTCAAGAAGCTTATTAACAGTTTCCCAGTGTTCGTAATGAGCTTGATTAGGATGATCAACTATTTCAAATTGTTTGCCTTCGGCCTTGTAAGCTTTTCGCATCTCTGCAATTTGATTCTTCATGGAGCGACGAATGTGCTTATAAACCGGCAAATAGAGCGTATTGCTTCCATGCCCAGAATCATGGACAATTCCGTTAGTGGCATCATCTACAAAAACTTGTAATGCCCTTCTGTTTTGAGTAACATCATCTCCGATTCCTGTCTTGCCTATAGAAGTTTCGGCTCGTGATTTCGTACCGCCCTCTCCGTATTTATCAACTTGCGCGCCTTTAAGGTGCGCTATTTGAGTATCTAAGAATGCCGTTCTGCCTTTAATTGCTTTGGCGCGAAGCCACGAAGAAGACATAGCCTTTGTATCTAGGTATCCAACCGCGTGTGCAATTCCGGCTACCGTTCCAAACATAGCCATGCCCATTGCCGCGCCTTCCAAAATTTTGTTTGCGTCATCCTCTAGACCAATCTTGTTGTCTATATTGTTTGTTGCATAATTAAAGAGC